TTGGCCGGACCAGACGCACCCGGCGTCCAAGTGAAGACGCAGGCGAAGGAGTTACCCCTCGAGATGGTTACGGTGTTGGAACAGCTCATCGGGTCTAACCTTGCCCCGATTGGAAGGGGGGTGGGTTAGGCTATATTCTCGAACCATTCAAAGTCCGTGACGGGGCTTGTGCCCCCCGTTCCTGCCGTCTGGCCTAGGTCAAAAGCGTCGATGATGAGGGTGAAGGCGCTCGTGCTGGTCTGTACCGTATTGCCGACCATGTCGGCGGGGTATGGGTCGACGAAGCCGCCTGCGATGAAGTAGTCATCGATGGGGGCGGTGTTTTCAGTGAAGTCAATCTCAGGTCCGCCTTGGGATACGTTGCCACGGATCAGTCCGTTGCCTTCGATGGTCTTGATGAAGAAAGCCCCGGCGGGATACTCCTGGTTGTGGTCGCCTAAGACAGGGGTGACAGGAGTTGCGTCGACATTGACGACGATGCGCCGCACGGAGCACCACGTCGAGGTCAGGCTTTCGTCTCCGATGATGTAGCCCATCAGATGCGGGCGTAATAGTAGCGGGCCGTCGTCGTGCCCAGTTTGATGCGGTCAGCCCACAGGGAGCCGGTGACGTTCTGCGTGACGGTGAAGGTCGTCGGGGTCGTGATGTTGTCGACCGTGATCGTGCCGATGACGAGGTAGCCCCAGGTGTCGCTGTCAGGGGTCGTGGGGGCGATGTTGCCGCCGATGATGACGGGATACTGATTGCTGGTCACGTCGTCGTCCGGGTAGGTGTAGGGGCTGGCAGTCTTAGCCCCGGCCCGCAGGGTGATGTAGGACGTCTTGGTCGTGGCGTCGAAGTTGGAGGACACCAGCTCACCAGTCGGGGGGTTGGCCACGCCGGCGGTGACGCGGTCTAGTTTGACCTCGGTGCCGCTGACATAGTCGTCAATAATTGGGACGAGATTGTTGATCGTGCCCGATACGACTTGATAGCGCACGCTGGTCACGCCGCCAGTCGTCGCGATGTAGACGTTGACAATCTTAAACGGGTGGTCGGCCTCCTGATACGCGATGCTGCTCCAAGGGGACCATGCCTCCTGGATGTTGATGTTCGTCCCCTGGCTAGAAGCCGTGAACGTGTAGCCGACTCCTGGCTGGATGCTCATCAGATGTTGACGTAGACGTCGGGCGGCCAGCCTTCCTTGGAGTAGCGGATCTCGTACATGACCTTGAACAGCGTTCCGTATTCCTCGACGTTGATCTGCGAAAGAAGGTTCTGCTTGCCGTGGATGCCAGTGCCGGTCGGTCCCCAGCTCGGGATGAGCGGGAAGGACGCACCCCAGGAGTTAGTACCAGTGGCCGTGCCAAGCAGAAGGTAGAGAGCCTGGACAAAGGACGCGTCGTTATAATAGGCCACGCCCGAGTAGGTCGTCGTGCGGGCGAGATACTGCGTCTTGCCGTAGAGCTCAGGAACGTCCGGGTCGACGAAGCCGATGAAACGACCGCCCATGCCAGTCTCGAAGCATGCGCCGTTGTAGCCCTCGGAGGACGGGACGACGACAGGCTTACCCGTGGTGGCGCTGATGACTGAGACAGGAGGCCCAAGGGTCGAGTCGTCATAAGCTCCCCCGAAGTCCGCAGGGAGACCAGCGAGAGCGCCCGGTGTATAGCCTGCAGCTTGCGTGAAGAAGTTAGGGTGGGTCGTGATGTTCTCAGCCGTCAGGCCGTTAGCCACCGTGGTGTTCGGGTTAGTGCGGACGCCGCCGTTGATAGTCGGGTCGATGCCGACGTAGTCCACCTTGATGGTCTTATACTCCAAGGAGTCGTAGCTCTGACTCGATCTGTGCGCCTTGAGATAAGTCAGGCCGGCGACCGGGAACGCAGTGCCGCGAGCGGTGACAGCCACCGAGGCCGTCCAGTCGACCTTGTAGGTCGCCGAGCAGGTGACTAAGCCGAAGCCGTCCGAAGTCAGGGTATATCCTGGCTGGAGTAATTCGGTGGCGAGGACGTCGCCGGTGCTTACGAGTGCCATAAATTAGACCGCTCCGATTTTCTGGAGGGTGAGGGGCTGACGGTCAGTGAACGGGTGGGGGACCATGCCGCCGCGGTTGATGAGGGACTGCTCCTGGAGGATGATTTTGATTTCCTCCATAATCTCATTCTGGCGGGTCATCTTCTCGAGGACCGGGTTGGCCCCGACGCCTACCACGCTGCCGAAACCTTCTGGGCCTTTGAAGTCGCCGGGCTTCTTTTGGGATTCTTTTGCATCCTGCTCTGCCAGAATCTTAGCGTATTGCGCGCCCTCTGGAGATTCGAGAAACCTGCTAACTGCCTGACCTTGAATGTCGGCACGCTTAGACAATTGGTCGACGCTTGGGATGGGCATCTGCATGGCGGCAGCGGCGGACATTTCCTTAGAAACGATGTTTTTACCTGACTCTGTTTCTGTCAGAAACTTACGAGTCATCTCTTCCTTTCCAGCGCGGATAAGGTTTAGCTCATCTTCGCGCTGCTTTTTTGCCTTAAATAAAGTAGCCATTCGCTTCTCTTCAGATGTAGCAAAAACAGTATCGCCCTTCGCAATCAGGTCGAGACCGTCCCTAGCGTCCTGCTTGGCCTTGGCGATGGCGCTTGAGATCATGCTAATGGCTCCCTGCAACAAAACCATGGGAGCCGTGAAGCCGAGGAAGATGTCCTTAAAAGCGGTGCTGAACTTCTTCTGGATGTCCTCTACCTGTTTACCAAAGGACACGGTGGCGGACTTGGCCTTGTCCATGGCCTGCGGGACGTCGGAGGTCGTCTTGATGTTTACAGTCAGGTCTTGAGCCATGTTAGGTCGTGCTTTCCTTTGCAGGATTGGAAGCACCAGCCGCGGCCTCCTTGGCTTTCTCCGAGGCGATGAATGCTTCCTCTTCCGGAGACATGATCGCCACGTCCGCACCCTTGCTGATAGCCAGGGCGGAGTTCAGCCAGATGGCCTGACACTCGGGCATCTCCCATGCCCGCTTTTCGTCGATGCCAGAGGCGATGAGGTTGGCGACGATGCTCAGAGGCCAAGGGACTCCCTTGGTATTCCCTGAAGACTTGGCCTTCGACTGCTCCCAGAACTTAGGCCAGTTCTGAATCAGGATGTATCCGGCAAACGATTCAAGCATCAGCTCAAACTTAGCCGGGTTGTCTGTCAGGCGCATCAGGCGCAACTTATCGATTACGCCGACTTCCCCGAGGGGTTCCTCGGCGCATACCTGGCAAGCGAAGAGCAAGTCGGCAGGCGTCACGTCCCGATGCCCATCGACCAGCGGTGAGTTAAACGCGTGGAGGCGCACCCGATACTTCAGGCACCAAGGGTAAAGCGAACGACCCAGCAGCCGAAAGGGCGCCGGGTCGACGTAGGCGTTCAGGAAGCGGCGGTCCACGTCCCTAATCCTAACCCCCTTGGCAGGAGGTCAACGGGCAATTAGTAGGTGCTGATGCCTTCGTAGGACTCAGCGGTGACCGTCACGGAGACGAAGCCCTGGGAAGAACCCTTGTCGTCAACCTTGGTCACCACTCCTGCGAAAGAAACCGAAGCCGTGCCGCCCGGGTAAGCCGAGGCGGTCTTGGCCGTGAAGGTAAGCGCGGCGCCGAGCTGCGGGACGCTGGTCAGTTTGGCGACCCCGTCGATGGTGATCTCGGACTTGCGGTCGTCGTAACGGGCCGTGCGGGTCACGCCCTGCTCGTCAACCACCGTGCCGGTGTTGTTGAAGCTAGACGAGACAGAGTATCCTTGCACGAAAAGCGAGGCGACCTGGCCCAGCCCGATGCCATACAAGCACACAGTTCCTTCATTTAGTTCGGCCATTTGATTATGCGGGCTTTGGAATTATGCGGCAGGGGGGAAGACAACCAGCACATCGAAGGAGAAAGCGGTCGCCCAGGAGCGCTCGTCGATGCCCTCATCTTCGGAGCCGATTGTGACGTCGTAGCAGGTCGCGTCTCCGCCAGAGACGAAGGCCGCCTTGATGCTGGTCAAGTCACGCATATTGCCGGACAGGGCGGCGCAGCGCAAGCGGTGGTCGGCGAGGGTCGTGTCGTCCGCGTTGGAGAAAAGGGTGATGCGGACGGTGCAGGCATAGTTACCCAAGCCCTCGGGTAGATCGCCAGGAGCCCGGGCAGATTCACAGAGCACGACGGCCTTGGGTAAGGTCTGCGTAGCGGCGCTATCCCCGGTCAGGAAGGTGACAGTAGTCAACCCGGTCTGGGTCGAGAGGTAGGTCGAAACAGTTGACTCGACGATGTGGCGGATGGATTTGGTTCCCATAAAGGTTTAGCGACGGCGTGAGCCTTGGTTGGCTTGCTTGATCGTGGTGTTCATGTGCTTCTCGAATCGGGCCTTCATCTGTTTGATTCGGTTCGCGTAGACGAGAGGAAGGACGGAGGCATCGACCCCGATGTTGTTTACGTTGCCCTGCGTGTTGGTAACGCTCAGCTCGACGACCTTTTCATTGGCTAACAGGCTGTTCCTTCCGATGATGCCAGTGTGCCGGTTAATCCAAGAAACCTTTAGCAGGGAGACCCCGAAGTCCTTGGGAACTCCGTTGATGACGGGCTTGGGCAGCGAGCGAAGGGCCGAAGCCCAGCCAGACTTGATTAGGCCGACCATCTGCTGGCGTTCCTTGATGTATGAAGTGAGGTCGCCCTTGTTCTCGACTAGCATCTTGAGCATAGTCGGGCGCACGTTCTTTCCGATGCGTCCACCGAACTTGGCCTTGATGCGGTTGTGCGGCTGGCGCAAGTCCTGTACAAAGCCCTGACCCCACTCAGTGCGGATGGGGTTGGTCGTGTTGAAGTAGTTCTTGGCCTTCTTGAACGCCCGGTCATAGTCGCGGTCGTTCGCGATCTTGCGCATGATGGGCGGGAGGTTGCGGAGGGCTTGCAGCGTGCCTGAGCCGATGACCTTGTTGAAGAGGGAGACGTCGTTTGTCTTCGTGGCGTAGGCCATCTGGTTAGCCAGGAGGGCGGTGGCCGAGTTCGAGCTGCGGTCGTTAGCCGCGACGTAGAGTTTACGGATGTCCCCTTCGACGGCTTGATTGCCAGCCACCTCGGCGGACTTAGACAACCCACGGCCTCCGCCCTTGGGCATCGGAGGGGTAAAGGTGGCCGCATCCTGACAGGCAAGGGCGGCTTGCTCTAGGGCGGCGTCGCGCATGGTCTGGCCGGTGTTGGAAGCAAACTGCCGCAGGGCGGCGATGAACTCGGCCTGAGACTTAGGGCTGATGCTCACCGAGACCACGGCGGGTTACTGGTTGTCGTCGATGACGACCAGCGTCACCCACGCGGAACCGGGCTTGTAGGTCTGGGTCGTGATGCGGACGGTCTTCCCGCCGGCCACGATCTTCTTGCCCTGGGCTAGGGACGGGATGGCGGC